CTCATAGGTCTGAACCGAGTTGTCAGGTATATTGCTTTCATCTTTATTAATGTTGTCTATAACATATATTGTTGGCTCATTGGCTACTTTAAACAAAAGCTGAACATCTGTAACTCTCTTATCTCCAGCATTATACGATAACCTATATCCATTATATAAACTTTCCATACCAAGGTTTTCCATGGACGCATAGTCTAAATCAAATTCCCCTGGAACAAATTGGTAATTGGTAAATGCAGAAGGTGCAGAATACTCGTTATCTAAATATTTGTAGCGATATGCAAATGCAAAAAAGTTTTCTTTTAAACTGTTTTCTGCATCAGTAGCTGTATTAAAAGGAGTTACACTTGGAGCAAAGCGAGGAGGTTTTTTGTACAAAGAAATATCGTTCTCGTCAAACCCATTAACACCATATGTTTTAGCTCGCTTAATGTTCACCATTCTTGGCGGATTAATTCCATCCGTAAACAATAAAAGCTTTTCTTTTCTAGAGGTGTTATATAAAATATTAACTCCAGTAATTTTATATTTATCATCAAAATTTAAAACCTGAAAATCTCCAGACCTTTCATCAGCCAGTACAGTTGTAGTAATTTGATTTAAAACATTGTATTCAAATATGTAAGAATATCCGAGACTATTGACAATAAACCAATATATTTTTTCTTCGGCCTCATCAGCTACAGAGCCAATACATATCGGAGAGTTTGTTACTGGAATATTAGTTAGCTTGACATTGCCCTTTTCGTTTTCTATTGCGCCAGCATCAGAGCCACTAGTGTTGAGCACACGAATATTATAACCTTCAATGAATTCGCCTTTTTGAATAAGACGTTCATCGACGTCTTTATTCATTTTGCCCGTCGAGAATACGTTTTTAATCTTCATACTACTTTATCCACTTATCTCGTCCTCGTAGAATCTGAGTAAGTTCGCCTAGTTTAATAGAGTTCAATCTAATCTTTGTATTGCGTAATGATGCTGAAGCTTGCTTCTGAGCTCTACGCACAATGTATTCTTGTACACCAAACTTCTGTTTTAATACGCTAGACACAAGATAGTCGTACATGTAATTCTCTGCTAATTTATGAATCTTTATATCTCCGTCAGACAAAGCGTAAAGACCGTCAGACACATATTCAATAATAATTTGCTTGCCAGATAAATCTGAACTAAACAAAATAAACCCACGGTCTTTATCTAAACGATAACTTCCATTGTGATTAGCAGTTGCCGTATCTAAACCAAATCTTTTACCAAGTAAATTTGTATCAGGCTCAACTACTCTTCTGTCAGCGTTATGATTTCGCCAATTAGTTTCGATTACAGGAGTTCCAGTAAGCGCATTATCATTATTATCCATAAGGATGTTTTTCTGCGGCGTATTGTCCTGTAAATAACTAATAGGAGTAGATGTATTGAAGTTCTCTGGAATCATTCTAGCTGTACCATCTTCACCAACATACGCCACCTTAACTGCGCTTACAAAGTCATGTGGCAAATGCATTTTTAAATCATCAGGTAATTCAGCTTCAAACCCACGAATCTCTCTCAATGCATCATAATGTAATTCTTGCAAACCACGCTTGGCATGAAAAACAATCTCATTTCTATCAGCTTTATTAATAACCTTGTCATCGCCGACATAAGTTAGCATAAAGTTATTTATAATGTCTTTTAACAGAACATACTGATACGTTCCCCAGTTTTCATCTGTAGGATTGTTTCCGTTATTTTGGTAGTATTCCCGTTGATCTATATATGTTCCAATTATCGGCATAGGTTATGAATTTTCTTTAGCGTATTCTATCTGCTCTTGCTGCGCAGTTAATTGCACGACTTCTGTTTCTCGTATACTTAGTCCAGCATACTTACATATCTTAATGATTAACTCTGTCTCATCCTCCTCAGATATTTCAAAATCTGTGCTAGTGGCAGAGTTGTAAACAGGATCTCCTCCTACAGAAACATAGCCCCAGTGCGGATCGACAGGCTTACGAATATAATTAGCCTGCACAGTTTGCGATATACTTAAAGGTCGTACGTATATATTATTCCCTTTTCGCACGTATACAGGGTAGGTCAGTGTTGGCGTAGTATAGTTGCTGTTCACAATCATATCAAACTTGTGTGGCGCAACTGGCTGAATTACAGTACCACCAGACTGAATAGTATCTGTACCAAATCCTCCTTGATAGGTAAGATTAATTAATTTATATAAGTCAGCAGGGAGCATAAAATAATCACGCTCTTCTCCAGGAGAAGATGAACTTACATCTACATATGACAAAGTTGTATTGTCATAAAAAATATCAATTTTATTCTGTATATGCTGGACAGTATCGCCATAGTTCAGAGCTTTTTTGCGAACATTTTGCATTGCCATGGCTTTTGAGTAGTCAGAAAAATATGACTCAAAAATTTCTAGCTGGGCTAGTTTTGCAAAATAATCAAATTCTGATGGAGATACATATCCTCTGTTGTCCTTGTTAAGCAAAAACATAACAGTATTTCTGACGCTATTAATCATAGGATATATTTTCTACAAAAGTACAAAAAAAAGAGGCCGCAAATTGCGACCCCTCCTCCTTTCACGGTAGAACTGTAAATCTATAGTTTATTGGTAATGTTCTGTAAGACATCTAATCCTTCATCAGTTTTGAAAAATGCAGCTAATGCGCTGTACACATTTTCACCGAATGGGGCAATCATTACCTTTTGGCGTTTGTCAGTAGCCCAAGTAACGGTACGATTGTCGTCTTTAATGTGTAGTATTCCCATCTCTACCGCACGTACAGCTAAGTTACGTAGTTTTAAATTTTCATCGTTTAACAAATCCATAAACTCACCTGGGTTATTTCTTGCCCAAATAATCATGTCACGACGCAGTTCTGATGAGGTCATTTTTGAAATGTTTCCTTTAAGAGCAACACGAGCAACAGCCTCTAGGTCGTTGATATCTAAATCTTTAGCAGCAACCTGAGCTTCTAAAGAACTAAATATAGTTTCTACTTCTTCGCTAGCCTGCTTTTCTTTGTCAAACTCCTCAAATTTCTTGTTGAAATCAGGATGAATCATAAGAAATTTTTGCAGGTTTACATTCCATGCTGGAACGAAAAGAGTGCCGTTTTGAAATATAATAGGCTCCATTGTTACAACGCCATCTTGTTCATCAACAAATGGAGATAGTTGATTTGTAGCATATCTAAGAGCTCTATTTAAAGACCCGTCAAAATAAGTTAATGGTTTTCTTGAAGTGTGTTTTACTGCAATCATAGATCGAATAGGGGATTTACTTCCTTTTAAAATAAACACTCGATCTTTTTGCTCTAGCTTTGGTAATACTGTATTGTACCCATAAGCTCTGGTAGTTTTTGTAGACATTTTATTTAAAATTTAATTTGATTAAAAAAAGGATTAGGGGGCGTTTATAGCCCCCTTTTCCCTAACATAGTTATTATTGGAACAATATGAAATTGTTTACTCCCATTGTACAAAGAGCACGCTCAGACAAGAAGTGAACTTCCATTACGTCGCGGTCAGTTGTAGCAGCTCCTCCAGCAGAACCAACAACCCAAGATTTATACTTGCGGTCTTCAGTAGGAGAAACACGATAACGAACGTGTAAGAACGGACGTTTTGCGTTTTCGCCTAATACTTGGTCATATACTGTAGTAGTACCAGCAGGAACTAAGATTCCATCAACCCCTCCAATGTTACCACGAGTAGTAGCATCGTTAAGGTATTTCCAGTCAGACTTATAGAAGTCATATCCGATACGGAATCCAGTGAATCCAAGGTTAAGAGCCATGTCCTCGTCATTGTCAAACAAACCGTAAGAGCTATCAGAAGCTGATGCGTTGTTTTGTGAAGCGAGTACTCGGTCAATTTCAAAGCTAGTTGCACGGTTTACAAACATAACGTTTTCTTGAATAGCTCCTTCTTTATCAAGAACTTTAGCCATAGCTTCAAGATCGTCACGGTCAGTAAAGATACCAGTAGCAACGTTACCATTGTTTTCTACATCGTAGAAAAGACCTTTGGTTCCTTTGTATCCAGCAGTAGCGGCAGCAGAACCAGAAGCAGCAGGCTCTCCTTCAACCATTGCAGTCTCAAGATAGTCTTCGAAACGTAAACGAGTTTCATGCTCAGACTTCAAATACCAAAGATATCCAGAAGCACCATTCTCAGTAGTTACTTCAACCCATCCAACGTGAGCCATTTCAGATCCAGATACTTCGTAACGGTCTTTAATGATGATTGGATTATTTTCTTTAGATTCGAAATCAGCTTCAAGAGAACCTTGCATTCCATCAGTTCCTTTTTTGAATTCAGAACCGTATACAAAAATAGTTACAGCATCGTTGTCATCAAAAGGACCATTTCCGTCAGCAGCAGAAGCAGCATCTAACAAGCTTAAGCTACCAAAAGTAGCAACTTCGATAGAGTCAGCTGCACTAGCATCTGTAATAAGAGCTTTGGCTTGAGCGCCTCCTTCTTTTGAAATGATAATTGTCTGATTGTCGCGGAAATTATGATTAGTTAATCCATCAATAGTTTTTCCATCAGCAGCAATGTCTCCAGAATCTTGAATGTGTAAACGTCCTTGCTCACTCCATTTGATAAGGTCTGAGCTAGAAGGTAATTCAGCTCCTACCATACGTAAGAAAGAAGCAATTGAACGATTTCCATAACGCTCAAATTCTTTTTCGTACAAATCTGGTAAGTACTGTTGTGCAAAAGTGTAATCTGCATTAGAAAGGTAGTTGGTGTTAGCCAATCCCTTTACTGGTGCAGGAGTTAAAGAGGTAGATCCGCCTACGGTTCCAGCTCCTCCAAGGGTGATAGTTTGTGCCATCTTAATAAGGTTTTAAAATTTTTTTTATCGTTTTTTAATTTTCAAACCAGACCCATAATCATTGTCGTTCATAACTCTGAATTTTGGACCAGGCTTCGACGAATCAACATTAGCACGAACATTCATATTTATATTTTTACCATCCTTAACCACTTCGTTTACCGCGTCGGCTTTGCCCTGCTCATAAAAGAACTTAGCGTATACCTGAGGGTTCATTGCCATGTTTAAGGCAGTATGATACTGTTTCGCATCTTTTAAGTAGCCATTTTTATCGACAAAGCGTGAAATAAAATTGTTAAGGTCTGATTGAACCTTAATAACCTCGTTCACATCTTTTGGCTTATAACGCAGCGACTTTTCACCAACATTAAATTCGAAACCTTCGAACTCATCAGTAAAAAGCTCAGACGTTTTTTGCTCAAAAGTTTTTCTTTGACTTTGAACAACTTCTTGCTCCCTAGTTGATTCATCATTATATTGCTTGTAAAACTCGACAGCTTTCCTTACATCCTCAGGAAGAGCCTCGCTACTTGACTCAAGTGGGGCTTTGTACTTATCCTGCATTTGCTTGAAATACTCCTTTGCTTTATGCAATTCTTGTTTTTTCTCAAGAGTTTTGCGCTTGGCATCTTTTTCAGTATCAACATTTTCATTAATACTAAACTTGTCTTCAATTATATAATTAATGTCAGACTCATCCAGCTCTGGATTTGATTGTCGATAATACTCACGCAATAAAACTGATTCATCATATTCGCTAACATCTTCGTTTGCTTTAATGAAATCTTTAAGACCACGCTTGGTCTCCTGCTTGTACTGCAAATACTTCTCAACTTCTTCCGGAAGCTCTTGAGGGGTATTCTTATTTGAAAGAACGTTGTCTAAATCATTTACACTGATTTTGTATTTATCAGTAAGATATTGATTTATAATTTCTTCTTTATTGGGCTCTACAGACTTTTCGTCTTTTTCGCCCACTCCTTGCAATTCCACTTGGGCTTCTTGCCCTGTTTCTTGGCTCTGTTCGCTATCGCGTAACATGCCTTCATTTGCTTCTTGTTCTTGAACGGCATCTTGTTGTTCAATATTTTTTTCAGCCACAGGCGGCTTTGATAAGTCAACTTTAAAGTCAACTTCCTCGTTTACATTACTCATAATGAATTAGATTTAAATTATTATTGCAAAATTATGTAAAAATATTACATGTTTCCTTGACCCATCATTGCTTGAATGTTTTGCATCAAATCAGATCCACCTTGTGCTTTTTCAAAATCAGTTGCTGGTAAATCTAATTTTCTTTGCTCAATCATTTTGCTTTGCTGAGTTGCTTGTTTTTTAGTTCTTTGATCTTTTCGATCCTCCTTATATTGCTCTCTTCCCTGATACACTTGCGACTCTAATTGCTTTAATTGCAAATCAAATTGATGCTTCATCTGCAATAGCTCCATATCAATTTGTTTTTTAGCTTGCATTTTTTGCATTTCAAGTTCTGCACGCATCTGTTCTAATTGAGCACTAGCCTGGTTTTTAAATTGCTCTTCCTGCATTCTTGATTGAGATGCAGATTGAGCGCTTTGTTGATTAGCTTGAGTTTGCATTTGAATTGCCTTCTCCTGCTTTTCAAGATCAAGTTTTTCTTTCTTGTTCTTGCGAATTTTAAGCATGCTATTGGCTAGAGTTACATTATTAATACTTCTAATATCTATAG